AAAATTGTTGTTGCTTTTGTGCGGAATTCTTCTGATAGTGATTCGCCATTGAAGAGAGCGTCGACATCTTCTACCATTGAGCCTTTATGCTTGGCGACCATGTCCATCTTCATTTTCTTCTTGGCTTCAACTAGTTCTTCTTCAGAAATTTCATCAACTTCTTCAGTTGCTTCAGCTGAGATTTCTGCAGTTTCTTCTTCCGAAGACTCTTCTGCTACAACTTCAGCAGTCTCAGAAGTTTCTGTTTCTTCCATAGCCTGTGTTTTTGCAGTCTTTGCGTCGCCCTTTGCGGCTGGCTTTGATGCCTCGCCCGCAGCTGCTGCTACTTTCTTACCAACTTCACCACCATCTGGGGTTTCAGCTGTTGCGCCACCGAGATCAACCATCTCGCCTTCTGGTTTCTGCATTGGATCCTTTGCAGCATTCATTGATGCTTTTAGAATTTCAGCAGCGGATTCTGATAATGTCTTTGCCATTGTAGTTAAACTCCTAAAGAAGTAATATTATTTATAAATTTTAAAGTTTTGACAAGAAGTTCGAGAAGACCTTCAATGCAACTTCATCTATTTGCTTTTGTTTTGCTGTTTTAATTTGCTCATAATAGGCATTGATGTCAACTTCTTTGACTTTGCCATTATCCCAAACCCACTCTTTACCTTCCATAATACCTTGAACAAAAGCACCAGGTGCGGATGGATCCGCTACAATATCAGCCGCTGTGGCTAGATAATAGTCATCTTGAACCACGTTAACACCGTTCACTTCTTTAAGTGAGCCCATGCCACGTGATGATACACCAAGGGTTGCACCGCCTTCCATTAAGGACTTGGCGATTTTACCCATTGGGGTTTCAAGAATTTTTGCCTTACCAATCCATTGATTGCCTTCTTGCTTCAATGAAGTGATTAAATGTGATACGCGATCGAGATTAATCGATGGGGAATCTGGATGACCTAATTCACCGAATGCGCGATTTTTCTTAACGTATTCTTCGTTGTAACGACCAACTTCTTTTGCAAGAGTATCTGTCTTATACATACGACCGTTTTTGTTTTTTGTTTCAGCAACTAGAAACGGACCCTGAATGAAGAGAGATTTCACACCGTTCTTTTCTTCGGTGATGAGTTTTACTTCTTCAATTGTTTCTGTGATTAGTTTCATTTACTTTAGCCCCAATGATTTGCGTTTTATAAGTGAACGCTTTCTTTTTATTAAAGCACGAGCCAACTTGGCTTTTCTCTTTAATTTGCCTTTACGCTGCCCAAGTTTTCTACGACGACTTTCTGCTGGTGACATACGAATCAACTTACCACTACGAATAGTGTAGCCCTTTACTGCAGACACAACCTTTCTTCGCTGAACTTTACCACCACGTACTCTTGCACGAATGATCTTTTTACGACCCATTTTCTGGACGTTTGCTTCAGCAATGATTTCTCTTACAACTTGTGATACAATGCTCATTTGCCACCAATCGTGTATTCAACTTTGCTTAATGCGAAATGTGCTGCCTTTTCGAATCCTTTTGGAGTCGTGAGCATATCAGCAAACTTCTTTTTATTTTCGTCATTCAATGCACCATGAACCATATGAATGGCTTTTGCTGCACCGTGACTAACTTTAAGTTTAGAACCATCAGCAAACTTCATATGTTTTGCTAATGCTTTTGGTTGCTCTTGTTGTGCATATGCTGCTACTTGCTCGAGGCTTTCCATGATCTCAGTTTCTTCTGCAGTGACGTTTGGAATCACTTCAGGCATTTGTCCTTGTTTATAAGGAACGCTGAATGTGATACCTAGTTTTTCGTGAACATACAATGCAACACGCTGCCCATCTGGGAAAATACGAACGCCCTTTCTTTTTAGAACAAGCATCATTGGCGGATCAATACTTTCGTTGATTGATTCTGAGATTTGTTCTTTATCTAAGATCTCAACACCGTTCATTAAATTTCTACGAACAGCTTGGAATGATTGTTGCGATCCAAGAACAGCACTTGATAATCCTGCATTGTATTTTGCAATCACATCTCTATGTGCTTTAGATAACTTTGCAACATCGCCAACTTTTTGTTGACGAATTAATGCAACTTTAAGTTGTGGCAATTCGTTGGACTGTAAAAGTCCAGCGCGCACCAAAGCAGAAATTTTCGCTGAATTATCCTTCAGCGGATTCGGTGTCGACGGCATCGGTGCTTCCGTCAACTTCGACTTCAGTTGTTTCAACTTCATTCGTTGGTTCTTCTGTGTTTAAAATTGTTGATGCAATTTCTACTTTTTTAACTTCAAGCGCATCAGTGACGCGCCCAGCAACTTCAGAATTAAATGCGGCAACAAGGGCTTCTTTATCTCCCATTAATGCAGCATTTACAATATCTAATGATGACATAATTTATCTCCAATTATTTAGTAATTTGTTGAAACACTGAATTAATGTCTGCTGGTGCTTCAACACCAGGAGCAGCATTAGTTGGTGCGCCAACATCAGCAATACCAGGAGCAGAAACGGCAGGAACAGCAGGTTCATCTGCTTGTTCTGCTGCAATTTCTTCTCCCATTTTCTCAACATCTTCTTCATTAAGGTGAAGAATATGCTTCTTGACCCATGCTCTTGAGAAGTATGTTCCAACATATGGATCAACTTGATTGAGCAATTGAATTCTAGAAGTCATCAAATCAGCTTCTTTAAGTTCGATAAAGTTATTATCTTTTAAGAAGTCGTAGTGAATCTTTTCTTTTAGTTCTTCCCATTCATCAAGAGAGCAAATACCCTTGAGGGCAAGTTGACGTGATAGTAATTCATCAAACAGAATACTGAATTTTGACCGTAGACGATCGATAAATTTACTAAACTTCAACTCATCTCGTGTGATTTCTGTTGCACGACCAAGAGAGAATGTAGTCTGTGAATCCAAACGAGAAGTTGGAACATTTAATGACTTGTACAATTTCTTTTCGAAGTAATTAACATCAGACAATTCACCAAGATTTTGACCCGCTGGGAGAGTTGTGATTTCTGTTGACTTACCTTCGCCACGACGTGGAATCCAGAAGTCTTCCATCATTGACATAAACTTACGATCGTCTTTTACTTCACCAGTAGAACTATCGTAAACAACCTTATTTCTAAATTTAGTCATAATATCACGAAGATATTGTTCTGCTTTAACCTTCGGCATGTTACCAACGTCAATATAGAACACACGACGTTCTGGTGCACGACTTAAACGATAGATAACAACAGCGTCCTCAACCATTCGGAGCTGGTTGAGGGGCTTTATCGCTTTGTGAAGGTGCGAAAGAACAGTACTTTTCTTTGGATCGAGTAATCCAGAATTAACATTGACGATTGCATCTGTTGCAATCTTTAATCCTGAATCCTGTGTTGAATTGCTGATCATGCTTTGACCTTGCGCCAAAGCCTTTTCATTGTAGACGTAGTATTCTTGGATACCAGCGTTTACTTCGATCCCAGTTCTTGGATCTTTTTTCTTTACAGCAACACGAACTTTTTTGATTTTTCGTGGATCAAGATATAACAATTCTTGAATACCAAGTCTTGGTTGCTTTTCGTCGATTAATACTTGATAGAATAGACGACCATCGATGTACCAATTACGAAAAATGTCAGAACCAGAATTTGAAAAATCAAGCATGCGAAGAATATTATCAAATTCTTCGCGAATCATGTCTTTAACATTGTCTGGTTGTTCAAGATCATCCAAAAGAATTGTGACAGAACGACCTGCATTGTCGTGCACAATTGATTCGTTAACGATATCATCAACTGCAGCTTCGAGTTCTGGCTGCATAGCCATCTCTCGATAACGAGTGATTAAGTCGTTTTCGTTTTTAACGGATGCTTCTAGATCAAGATAAGTTCCAAAAAATCCACCAGAAACATTGATTGCACCGTCATCTAAAACAGGTGCAGCAATAGGAGCCTGGATCGAGACCGCTTCAGGCTTCTTTCTTAAGATTTCAAAACCGAAAAGATTAATTGCCATTAATTAACTCCATAATATAAAACAAGTTCAAGATTAAACCACGTTTTCGGCGACTGCTTCCCACCATTGATATGCAAAAGTCACTGAATATTCTTCGATAGCATCATTGTTGCCCCAATCTAGATCGATTGGTGCGAGATCATTTGGGAACAGACCGATAAACTTGTAGGTCTTAATTACTTTTCCTGTTTTACCATAGTGACGGACATAAGCATCCGTACCATAGGAAATTGGAGTTGCGGCAGAGGCACTACGAGTATTGAAACGATGTGAATTAACGCCATTCATCCAACGCTCAAGTGCATTGCGCACAGTAAAATCTTCATCGTTTAGAATATTAATAGTCCAATCAGCAAATGTTCTATTGCCAACGAACTTAACTTCACGACCGAAGTATTGAACTGGAACAACACCAACCGTTGATCCAGGAATCTGCGCTGTTTTACACATGAAGCGTAATTTACGAGCCGCATTTCCTGGCAACGAGAAGGATGGAAACGTCATTTCGACTTCAAACAGATTGGCTCTTGCGCCATCAAACTGCATTTGTGAACGAAATTCAGATACATTAAAAGCCATTGTATTCTCCTGACTTTATCTTAATCTATTTATTAGAAGCGTCCAACGATTTCGTCGAAGGCGACGCCACTGCGAACAGCGACGAAGTTCAACTGAATGAAGTTTACACTTCTTGCTGGCTTAATGTAGATGTCACCAACAAACTCATTGCGGTCAATGACTGCTGGAGTATTGTTAGTTTCGTCACAAACTACGCGGAAGTCGTAGACACCACGACGACCCTGTACATCGCGCAAGAATGGTTCAACTAGAGCGACGAATTGTGAGCGTGTAAATTCATCATTGAACTCAAAGAGGCTTGATCTTGCAGCTGCAGAGATTGCCTTTTCTAGAACGATGAATAAACGGCGAACATTGATACGATCAAAGGCAGATGGACGACCTTGCATTGTCTTGTCACCAAAGAGAACAGTGCCTTCTCCTGGGAACGAAACAACTGGGTTTACACCAGCCTTGTAGAGTAGATCGCGTTCTGCTTGAGTTGGATTGAATGACAACTTAACAAGATTGCGGATCTGACCACGATTTAATCCAGCTGGTGAGAACCATGGATCGCGTTGTAGATCTGTACGGACGCAAAGACCAGCAACATCTGCGTTTAGAGGGATCCAACGATACACATCATTGTATTTGTCGTACTGATACTTCCAACCGCTATCCATTACACCGTAAGATGTATCAAGCAATCCAGAACCATTGCGGAAGTTGACAACATCTGTGCTCTTCGCAGTTGATGTTACAGAATTTGCATATGGTGGTGAGATAAATGCTACAGCATCTTTTCTACCGTCAGCAACATTAAGATACTTGTTAGCAATTAATGTTGTGCTGATTGAAGAATTTGAAGATATACCGCAGTCGCCAGCAAACAATAGAGAAACATCGATTTTTTCTTTATTCGTAAAGAGATCGATCATATTAATAAAGTCTGCTTGACTTGGAACACCATCAGTACCATTTACAAATGAATAGTTTGCGATAACTGGTGAGTGTAGTGGAGTTCCTG